TTCTTCGGGAAGATAAATGGTGCGGGGGGTAACGCCGATGGGCTTACCAAACATGAAGTCACCACCCTCAGAATGCCAACCCACTCTCATCGTCTGGGGCTTGCCATTCATCATGTGGTCGAAAACCACCAAATTGGGTTCCACGTGGCGTATACGAACCGGACCGCCGAATCGCATCCCAATCGCGTTTGCTAGTTCCCGCATCATTTCGGGCTTCTCGCCCTCCTGATTGTTCCAGCACTTCTCGTCCATGTCGTAGGATGCCTCCATTATGAAGGTCTTTTCCTTCATCTTGGAGTCCTGCTTCTTCATGGCTTCCCGGACAACATTCTTCATGTAGTCCTCGCCCCTGCTTCCAATCGCGAGCCACTTGATTTGAGCGATGACGCCGGGGAGCCTGAAGTCGCCCGCGTGCCTTGCCACCCATGCTTCGCGCAATTCGAGCGCGTTGGTCTGTGCTTGGCTTTTTGCGACTCCGCCCGCTTCCGCAATTTGCGTGAGGATTCGGTACTGGTCGTTTCCCTTGATATTTCCGCCTGCCGCCCAAATCTGTGGGTAATCCCTCTTAATCCGCTCTGCAAACTCACGGTCAAACATCGGCCACTTGGACTTCTTAAAGGAGTCCATCGGCTCCTCAGTAGAAGCAGCCTTGATTGAAATCGTACCAGTCAATTGATTAGCGCCATGCAATACAGGGCTAACTTCATATAGTTCTACTTCACGAAGAAGATTTGCTTGACGAGCGTTATCATAAATAGCGTCAAGCGTCTTATAGCCAATACTCCACTCCTGCTCTTCGCCATAAAATGAAACATTGGCAAATGCTTCGCGTCCTTTTTCGGACTGAAGGTTGAACTGAACCCGAGCAAAAAGTCCTCCGATTCCAGCCTTCTTCATTTTCGCCGGAAGACGAGGGTCGCTAGCAGGGACCTCATAAATCTCTAGAACCTTTCCAATTGGATGATTCCAGTCATGTCCCCACACAACGCGAGGCTTTCGACGCTTTAGGCTTTCAGTAAATGCGCCAGAGAGCACGATGTCGCCAACGCTGTCCTTGTTACCGACGCCTGCAACAAAACACTCAACAATGCCCTTAGCCTCGTCAATTGAAACCTGACCAGGCATCGCTTTAAAATTGAAAGTCTCCGAAACCGGCATATTCCACCTCGTGTAAGCAAGACAATCATAAGACAGTCTCGCTTGCTGTAGGGGAAGTTCGAATACCTATTTCAGTAAATAGGTGTTTTCAGTAAATCAGGAGAACTTCAGACGGCAACGACAATTAATCGTGAGGTTCGGAGGTGCTGTTGGGTCTCCGGGGAATCGGAGCACTGAACCATCAGCCATAAATCCTTCGCCGAGTCCGACGCTCTTGCCATGAAGAACCTGATGTTCGTTTCGGACGCGCGAATCACGCCTCGTCAGCCAAGTCTTTTTAGTTACCCGCAACTGCTTTCCCGCCATATAGACGCCAGCATTGAAGGCAGTCTGAGATTCGTGTTCCGCAATCAATCGTCGACGCTTGCCGAGCAAGTTGGCAAAGATTGCTACAAGAGCCGCACGAAGAATACTGAGCCGGTCTTCCTCGTCTTCGTTGGCAATTGCCATAGCCACAAGGAGAGCAGCCGCAATTTCTTCCTTGGTTGTCTGATTAACCTTCTGGGTGCGGGCGACCTGCTCTGCTACATACCTCTTGAACTCTTCCTCATCTAGTTCATTCGGTTCGCCAGATTTACTGAATGATAGTTCAGCAGCATCATTGACAATAGCCGAGTAGACGGGCGCCAAGTCATCAGCAAGTTGGCGATTCCAGATGCTCTCATCAAATACATCGTCGGTACGGAGTTCACGACTATTCATTAGTCGCTTGGCTTTTGCTCCAAGTGCCTTTTCTAGGACAACCCGTTGTTGTCTTTCGAAGAACCGCTCCAAGTTGCGGTCAAGGATTTCAGCCCACCGCTCTGAGGTCTGCTCTGCTTTGATGTCCCATTCGTCAATAACTTGGGTATCCATCTTGGTCTCGAATCGACCATGACGTGCTGAGAGTTGACCGGGAGCGCCTTGAGCCGGAGGGGCGACTGCTTCAATTTCTGGACCAGGCGATGCGCCGGGGGCAATCTGGTCAGTCGGACCCGGCTCACCGGCTGGAGTCGCCGGACCAGTCACCTGCTCTTCTGGAACGGTCTGTGCTTCTTGTCCAATCATCGGAAGACCCGGAGGCTGTGCCTGTCCTTCAGCGGGAGGAACAGGTGCTCCAGCCATTTCTCCCCCTGCCGGAGGTGCTCCGCCCGGAGGCGCTGCGCCCATATCAACCGGTTGCACCTGTCCAGTCTCAAACGGCTTTTCAGTGTTAGCAATAGGAGCCATATTCGGACTAACGAGGAGACTGTCAGCAAGTTCTGACTCAACAGTCTTGCGACCCGTGACCTTGCGATATTCATTCACGCTGATGAGACCAGCCTGAAATTCATCCATCGAATAACGCTCACGCTCTTGCTTGGCGATAATCAGAATGGGAATCTGACCTGTCTCGAAGTCAACATAAAACTTGTCATCAAGTTCATCAAGACCACGAGCAATCTGCTCAAGGTGAGGCATCATCGTTTCCATCCAGAAAACACGAAGTTCCTCAGCGGCGTTATTAAAGGTTCGGCCAGCCGCATTTCCAATAACAGATTCCGGTACACCAAAGGCAGCCAGAATTTCTTCCTTCGTCAACTGGCGCATTTCTACATAACTTGCATCACGAGGGGATGACGATGTATCGATGTAGTCGGCACCATCATCGGATGAGATGACTGTAATAGCGCCCGTGCGGTTCAGGTTTCCTCGGAACCGACTTCGGAGTTCATCTTTATCATCATCATCAATCTCTGAGCGAAGAACTAGCAAGCCACCCGGACGACCATCATTAAGCAAGAAATTACGGTTATAGAGTTTGGAGAGATTCTCAATCTCAATAGCAATTCCTGCTGACTCCATTGGAGTCAAAGACAAGTAGGGGTCAATTGGGTGGGGTCGCCGAATCCACAGAACATCATCGGGCGGAACAATGACTTTCTCACCAGTGGGCATTTGAACTTCGTAGCCAGCAACAAACCTTTTCGCATCTGGAATTGGTGAGGTGAACTGAGGTGGGAGAAGGTTTAGGGCAATGAGTTTGCCGGAGCGCCCACGAATCTTTTCAATAAAGACGCCACGGGTGCTCATCAAAAGTTGACTAGACATCCGATAGCGGAAGATAAAACTGTTTTCGCCCTGATTGGCACGACTATTTAGTAGGTCAAGTATCTCGTGCTTGCGGGTAAGAATTTCGCCATTTGGGTCATTGTCTTTGCGAAGAATGATGGGCAGTCGCGCTTGGTTGCCAGCGATGGCATCAATGCATCGGTTAACCCAAGTAACCTTCTGCATTCCTTCGCGATAAGCGCGCTCAATGTCCCACGAATCACGATAACCCTTTCCAGCGATGGCGGGATTATTGGCAATTGGCGAGCCGGGTCCAAGGTTCGCTGCCTTCCCCTCCATTGAGGTGCCGAGGCTTTTCGTATTTCGTGAATTCCAAGCCATATTTATTCAGACCCCAACAGGTAGCCAAAGAGACCGCAAGCAGTTCCAGCCACGATGAAGCCCGCGGCTGGTAAAATCATGTAAGCACCAACACCTGTCAATAGTATAAACGCAAACATTAACGAATTAGCGGTTAGAGCACGCCAGTTACGAACTCTTGATAATGCAAAGATTTTTTTCACGTTCACCTCAAAGCGCCTGCTGACACTAATGTATCGCACTAGAGATTAGGAAGGCGCAATGGCTGATTGGGACAAGATTCTAAAGTATCTAGAGCCGAAGACACCTGAGTACTGCCCTGAGGTTCCTTCAATAACTCAAAAGGTCTTCCTCCGTACTTATGCTCTTGAGGCGCTCTTTGGCGGAGCAGCCGGTGGAGGCAAGTCAAGTGCCTTGCTCATGGCGGCACTCCAGTATGTAGACGTGCCGGGGTATTCGGCTATTCTTTTCCGTCGCACCTACGCCGACCTTGCGCTTCCCGGAGCCATCATGGACCGCTTTACCTCATGGATGGCTAAATATGACGATGTCCGGTGGAACTCCAATAATTACACCGCCGTGTTCCCATCAGGAGCCAGAATCTCATTTGGGTACCTTAATAATCAGCAGGACTACCTCCGATATAAGGGTGCTGAGTTTCAGTTCATCGGGATGGATGAGGTGACCGAAATTAGAGAATCTGACTATCGGTACCTGTTCTCCCGTCTCCGCCGACCCGCAAAAGGGTCGTTGGCGCAGGTCCCCCTCCGAATGCGAGCCGCATCGAACCCAGCCCCAAACTGGGTTCGTCAACGCTTTATCGTTGAGGGGCAAAATCAAGGGCGGATATTCGTTCCATCAAAACTCCACGACAACCCCGGCATTGACGCAGAGTCATACCGGCAGGCGCTTCAAGCCCTTGACCCTGTTGAGAGGCGTCGTCTTGAGGAGGGAGACTGGTTCAGTACCAGCCTCGGAAGCCTCTTTGAGCGGGAAAACTTCATAATTATTGACCCGCACGAGGTCCCCCAAATCGCTTCCAATGCTAGAGCAGTCAGGTTTTGGGACCTTGCGGCAACTGAGCCATCACATTCCAACCCGAATCCTGACTGGACAGTAGGAACACTTGTCCTATTAGATGGGGGTGTAAGTTACATTCTTGATGTCAAGAAGGCTCGGGTAAAGGGCGAGAAAGTTGAACAACTCATTGCGCAGACTGCCTATGAGGACGGTCCGTCGGTTGCGATTCGAATGGAGCAGGAACCTGGCTCTAGCGGAAAAGCCCTTGTAGACCAGTATGCGAGGTATGTGCTGCCGGGTTATGACTTCATTGGCATCCGGTCAACGGGAGACAAAATTACACGTGCTCGCCCATTTGCCGCTGCCGTAGCCAACGGTAATGTCAGAGTCGTTCGTGGGTCATGGTTAACGGAGTGGCTTGATGAATTTGCTTCTTTCCCTGAAGCATGCGACCATGACGACCAAGTTGACTCTGCCGTCGGAGCGTTCACACATTTGACAGGGCTGGGGTTGCCTCAAAGACGGAGAGCGTCTATAATCCTCTGAATACCAACTACGAAATTTGCTAGGAGTGAAAATGACTGAAAATGCTGTCTTGTCATGGCGCACAGCCGTGGAAGAGTTTCAACAGGCAATTCTCGTTCTTGACGAGCGAATGAATGCCCATAGAACGAATGCGGACAACTCCGTTGATGACGAATGCGAACTGCTGGTTCGGCTATCCAATTTGAAGACTCAAATTGCGGTGCTCTACGACGACCAAGTCAAGCATCTGATGGACAAGATGACGGAGACGGAACTGGTTACCCTGAATAGTGGTGAAACCATTGAAAAGAAATGGTCAAAAGACCGCAAGGGCTGGAAGCATAAGGACTTAGCATCCGTTGTTGCTTCCCGTATTGAAAATCTCGCTATCGATATGGATACTGGTGAGCGAGTAATGAGTTCGTCCGAAATGATTACGAAGTTGCTGGATTTTGTCCAGCCCTCGTACTGGCGAGTAACTGCGCTCAACGAAATCGGCATTAATGCTGATGACTTCTGCGAGGCAGGCGATTCCAAACCATCACTCTCTATTAGGAAGGCAAAGTAATGAATGACAATATGTATGACCGTCTGTCCGAACCATTTCCGGAGGAGATGGAGCGAACAGTTGAGAAGAGTGGCACACGACTGACATACCTTCCGGTTTCGGAAATTATCAACCGGATGAATCGAATCTTTGGACCGACCGGCTGGACGCATCAGGTTTTGTCATGCGGACGCGACGCCATTGATAATGACTGGGTTGTTGCTCATGTGCGAGTTTCCGTCTCCCATGAGGGGAAGAACTCAGACTGGCATTACTCAAGCCACGATGGATTCGGTGGCGTGCGCGTCAAGCGAACTAGGAATGGTGACATCGTTGACCTTGGCGATGAGTTCAAGGGAGCCGTATCTGATGCCATGAAAAAGGCATGTCAGCATTTCGGTGTTGGTCTTTATCTTGCTCGTGACGCTGAAGCAATTGAGGTGGACGAGGCAATGCACGCACCTGTTGCGCCCGCCCCTGCTCCGATGTCCGTGAGCCTCAAGGATAAGTATGACCGGTTCATTGAAGTTAGGGCATTGCTGACGGATGAGCAGGTCGCCAGCCTTCGTGAATATTGGAATTCCTACAGCGATGGGCGACCCGTTCCGAAGCCTTCGGAGTTCACCGAAAAAGAACTTGAGGTCTTGACTGTTGAAGCCCTGCGCCTCCAGTTCAATGGTGTCGTTCAGGCTCAGGTTGATGGAGAAGAAGCAGAGGGGGAGTAATGCTCACAGCGCCCCCTCATCTTTCCCCTTCATCCATCAATACATTCCAGCAATGTCCGCTGAAGTTTAAGTTCAGCAAGATTGACGGGCTGATGGAGCCTCCGACTGTTCATACACTGCTTGGTAACTTTGTGCATGACATCTTGGAATCGCTCTACAATCTTTCTATCGACCAAAGAACCATGCCTGTAGCAAGGGCGTTGGCACGGTCGCATTGGGAAGAAACTTATGAAGCGAAGGTGGAATCACTTTCTCTTAACAAGCATGATTTCCGCTGGAAAGCGTGGTGGTGCGTAGAGAACCTCTACAAAATTGAGGACCCCATCGAAACCTGTCCTGCCGGTATTGAGTACGAAGTTAATGGTCAGATTGAGGGTGTAACGGTCAAAGGTTTCATTGACCGATTTGAAGTTCTTGACGACAATACATTGCTCATTTCAGACTATAAAACCGGCAAGGTCCCCAGTCCAAAATATATGGATGACAAGTTCCAGCAACTTTTCATTTATGCCGCAATGGTAGATGCGCTCGGTGTTGGCTCAGCGTCTCGGGTTTCGCTAATGTATTTGGTGGCACCTAAGGTGCTTTCGCGCGATGTAACGCAGGAAAGTATTGAAGCAACAGTAGAAACAATCGTCTCTACTAAGAAGCAAATTGACATTTATTGCGAAGAAGAGAACTTCCCAGCCAAACAAAGTGGCTTGTGTAATTTTTGCCACTTCAAGAAAATGTGCCCTGCGTGGGTGAGATAGAGGAATTATGAATGACGATTCATTTGCACGTCTTGTAGCAGAAGAAGTAAAGAACAAGGTTTCTCGCAGTCAGCGAGAAATTTTGCTCCAGAAGGAAAACTGGGATAAGTGGCGGAGAGCGTTGATTGCCCTTATTGAGACTCTTCAAGTGCAACTTGACAATATTAGCGAGGACCAAAATGCGGACAAAGAGCGGTATGGGCGATTGGGTCCAGACGGCACTCGTTTGCTTGCTACGGCAATCGCCGATTACGAACAGAGACGTTCAAAGATTGAGCGTTTTAAGTTCCATGTAGAGCGTCGACTTGATGAAGTTGAGCAGATGATTACAACTGGTTCGTTGCCAGAAGCCGACCCACTCAAAAATGCGGTTCTTTACGAGAATGCTATCAAAAAGCATAAGTCAATGATTGAAGAGTTTGATATTGAGCCTACGCCCATTGATTTGGCACTTTGGAATGCCCTTGATGGTGTTTGGGCTTTCAGCAAGATTAAGGCTGAGGACATTCTTGAGTGATACGGTTAGTCCGTGAAACGCGGAAAGCCGATGAAACGCACGCCCCTCGCAAAGAGGTCAGCCAAGCGTCAGGAAGTCTATAAAGAGCGCATACCGCTTGTAAAGCGCCTGCTTAAAGAGCGCCCTTGGTGCGAAGCATGCCCTGTTTTTGCCAAGCATGACAAGGTGGTTGTTTATATTCGACGCCCGAGTCAGGACATCCACGAGTTGAAGCGTCGGAGTCAGATGGGTTCTATTCTTGACGAGAGCAATCTGCTGGCAGTATGCCGTGAATGTCATCGGCGTATCGGAAATGAACCTCAGTTAGCCTTTGACCTCGGACTCTCTATTCATGGCTGGGAAGAGGACTAGGGTCTGGCAATGGCATCTATTCTTGGGCTTGACCTTTCCCTGACAAGCACCGGCTACAGCGGGTGTGGCAATAGTGGTGCGATTACTTCTAAATTCAGGGGGGTTGAGCGCTTAGATGATATTGCTCAACAAATCCAGAATCTCGTTATTACAGCGCCTGCTGACATAGCAGTTATTATTGAGGGGTACTCATTTGCTAGTCGTCATTCGCAGGCTCATGCGATTGGAGAACTAGGTGGAGTTGTAAGACTTACTCTTTTTCGCTTAGGCATTCCGTTCGTAGAAGTTCCCCCTACTTGTCGGGCAAAGTTTGCTACCGGACGAGGAAATGCATCTAAGAACGAAGTTATTTCAGCAATTTCTGCCCGAACAGGCATTATCTGGGCTGGCAAAAGCGCAGATGATGAGGTTGATGCGTGGGTCCTTGAAGAGATGGGTAGGTGTGTGATAAACATTCCTCGCTACGAGTGGCCGAAGACCCATCTTGAGGCACTTGATAAGGTCGACTGGTCTCCAATTTCAAAATAGGACTACTAATGAAATCAAAAGAACCTAATTCATTATCTGATTGTGAGTATTGGGTTAGTCAATTCAACTCTGCAATGCGACTTATTGCAGAATTAGACGACCAATTGACGCAATTTCACCGTGACTATGCAGAGGCGCGATTCCTGCTTCGCATAGGAGAGAATAATCCAACCCATAATAAGAGACTTGAACAAGCGGATAAGCGACATCAACAGTTTGAACTTTCTCTTCAGATGCGTGCTCAGTTCGAAAAGGAGAAGTCGTGGACAGAACGCGTCCAATAAGTCAAGTAGAGATTGAGGAAGAAATTATCCGACTTACCGACTTGCTAGAACAGGAAACAGAAACTTTCGAGACACTTGCGGTTGATTCTGCTGTCAAAGAAGCAAATTACAAGTCGACTTGGGCTAAAGAATATCTTGGCGCTAAAGGCTCCATCAAAGAGCGTGAGGCATGGGCGGACTACAAACTTGAAGACCTAACCCTTCAGTACAAGATTAGCGAGGCACTCGTCAAGAGCAAGAGAGAGAAACTCCACTCCCTAAGGACATCTATTGATGCCCTACGGACGCTGGCTGCAAATGTACGAGCACAGGTGATGCCATGAAACACCAAGTAGATGAATCGCTAAAGGACCTGCTAGTTGAGGTATCAACACTGGTTCCACTGGAGAATAATCCACGACGAGGAAATGTTGAAGCAATTCTTGCGTCATACCGTGAGTTTGGTCAACTCAAGCCGATTGTTATTCGCCCGAACGATGATGGGACAGCAACGGTCATCGCTGGAAATCATCAACTCCAAGCCGCCAAGAAACTTGGGTGGACTCATATCGCCGCCGTAAAGTTTGATGCCGATGATTCCCGAGCGGTAGCGTTTGCTCTAGCGGATAACAGAACAAATGAACTTGGATATACC